GATTCAGAAACCGATAATTTGTATGAGAAAATTGTCGATCTACCAAATTATACCAATCTAAACATTCTTTTTGTGCGCGGTTTAGAAAATGCACTACTGCGCTACGAAGAAGCGGAAAGTGAAAGCTATTTCTTGTCGAGTCAAAGTCCAGTTTATAGAGAAACCTGGGCTGGAGTTCCTAGGATTTTAGGCCATTTAAACCTATCCCGTGAGCGATTTGAGCGGCAATTTCCCTTTACTTTAGTATTCTTATTGCCAGAATTTGCCTTGCGGTATTTTATTCGTCGTGCGCCGGATTTTTTTGATTGGCATTCGGGAGTTTATGAATTTCCGACCGATAAGGCATATGGGACGCTTCTAAAAAGAAGCCCCTGATTATGCTTTAGATTTAGATTTAGGCAAGTTTTAGCTAAAGTTCTTAATCTACTAAATCTAGATTAAAATCGGTCTAACTCCAATGCTAGTAAAGTATAAAGTTGATTTGACATTACTTCCTTTTTAAGGTAATATAGAGTTAGAATAACTTACCCCACTATCTCATGATAACCATTAAAATAACATGGGCTGACAATATTCTTGATACCATTTTTGAGTTTCCATTTGCAGACAAATCTGATAAAGAAATTATAGAAATGGTTTACTTTAGTACAAATTCACGGCACCTTGTTAATCCTGATAACACTCCCAGAGGGTTAGGCAAAGACGATAAAATTTCTATTAACGACCGAGACTATATTATAAAACTTGAAAAAGGTATTCTGTTTGAACCTTATCAACCTGATAAGGTTTAATTAAGTAACAATCGGCTTGACTTGTTAAATAGATTGCAAGCCGATTGTTAAAATTGTCATTACTTCCTTTTTAAGGTAATATAAAGTTATTTTAACTTACCCCACTATCTCATGAACAATAATTCAAGGATTCTTTCTGATTGGATAAAAGAATTTTTACTTAATACCCTCGCTTACAGTAATCAAATTCGGGGCGATCGGGCGGAAAATCTAGAGAAAGCGATCAAACTGTACGGGCAAGTTTTAGAAGTCTATACCCGCGAGAATTTCCCCATCACCACTTGGAAGTGATCCGCCGGTAGAGATCGAGGCTATGTAACAATCGGCTTGACTTGTTAAGTAGATTGCAAGGCAAGGCAAGACTCTCAGGAAAACGAATACTAAGGAGATTGCAAGATGAACAATGAAACTTATCAAATTTTAATTTTTGCTTTCGGACTATCAACTTTATTACTTGGTTTCTTGATAGGAGTAACAATAGACTATTTTTTATGGGCTGACACAAAAAACAGAAAACTTGATACAGACTTTAAGTATCGGTACAAAAAACCGATTAGTGCTAAAGAATTTGCTATAAACAATTACATCTCTTTAAAACAATCTAAACAATTCTTAGACAATAAACTCTTAGAATTTGGGGGGATAGTAGTTCCTCAAAATAGTGATAGTGAGTATCATTTTGATATATCAGGATTTTTGAATGGAGATGACGAAATTAAGTTATAAGAAGCGCAGGAATTTTGATTAATGCAGAGGAAATTCGTTATATCAAATTTTGGCAGGATCAAACAGAGGTAACTTAAATGTCAAAAAAACAAAAACGACGGGTTGAGCAAAACGAACGTGGCTATCAAGCTAAAATTGATAGACCCCCTGGTAAACCTCCCACGGGTGGTTCCAATGTGAAACCACCACCAAGATTCTTTTGTGACGGATGCAAGAATTCTTGTCCTTTAACTGTAGTTGAATTAGGGATAGGGAAAGAACAAGTTAGGCAAGTTTTAATTAAAATTCTCAATCTCCTATCAAAAGGAACCCAAATCGAGAAAGCAACCCAGATAATATTAAGAGAAATTGAGCGATTCAATGAGGACTAAAAAATGACAACAATAACATACGTTATTTATCCCTACCTTTTGCACTTTTTAAAAACCTCGCTAAAAACCGAAACCCCAACCGTGACCCACTAAAATTAGGGTCTCTACAAACAAAAGTTTTAGCCAAATCATCTTGAATAACTTCTATCAATTGATAAGCCATAATTACCATCCCTTAACAAACCCTGACCCGCGCCGTGACCGTTCCTTAACAGGTTTCTTGACTTCCCGTTCTGTTGGTTCGATTTCCTCAGTAATTGCGGGGAATAATTGCGATTCTAACTTATTCCAATCAATCCTCGCAATGCCCACAGAAACCGCCGCAGCATAGGCATAAACTAAACAATCAAGCGCCTCATTCCGATTGCGAATCTGAATCCACTTTCTCCGGTGCTGCCCATTAACCATCGTGCTAACTACCTTTTCCGCCGTCAACTGCTCAAAATATTCCTCATCTATCTGGGGAAAGTGAAAATATCCCGGACCTGGTTCGGTCAACTTTAACCGTGAAAAAACAGTAGATTTAATCGTATCGGTCCCAATTGTCCAAATCGCAACCCCTTTCTTAATCGTTTTACCTCGATAATTAACATCAATCAAAGAAGGTCGAGAAATCGGCGGTTTCCACAAAGAAGACGACCCCTTAACAGCATAAATCTTAGAGCGCACCCGGACATAGTTGTACACCGTCTGGGCCGCATACCCAGTATCGATCGCCGCTAGGGTAATTCCCAACTCTCCCAACTCGTGGCTATAAGTGGCATTAAGCACAGCATCAAGTTCATGCCAGACCTTTTCCTGATCAGGATTGCCAAACAACTCAGTATGATAAATCAGCCAAGCCTCTTCTTTCCGGCCCCACCCCCACACCGAAATCGCTAACCGATTAGCTTGCACATCAATCCCGGCCGTAAGTACCAGCGCACCCCGGGGAACCGAAAGCGGGTGGTAAGGCTCTCGACGGGTAAACAGATTTCGCCACAGTAACCCCTCCCCACTGCCATCGTCGTAAGGCAACCCTAGCGAAGTATTCCAAAAGACCTTGAGTAACTGCGGATCATCCTTTGCTTCCAGATAAGCCCGCACCACATCAGCGAAAGACCGCCATGGCGAATACAACTCCGAAAGATGGAAACCAGCGATCGAGCTTCCCAGATTAGTTCGCACCCAATGCCCTTTGGCTAAAAAAGTAGGCTTATGGGCATCAGTAATCTTGCCGAAACAGGAAACGCACTCATACCAAGCCTCAACCTTATCGCTGGACTTGCTTTTTTCCCATTTCACCCGCTCCCAAACTAAAGGCTGTAACTTCTGGCAGTGGGGACAAGGCACATGGTAAATCCGTTTATCCGATCGCTCCCAATCTTTCTCAATCCTAGAAATCCCCTTAATCGTCGGGGTAGAAACTTTGAGGATTACTCTATTCCAGAAAGTAGCCGATCGCTTAATAGCCAAATTTACAGGATCACCCTCAGACCCCGCTGATGGGGGAAACCGATCTACCTCATCAAAAAGTAGCACCCGAATCGGACGGCTTGCCAAACTTGCCGGGGAGTTAGCGCCCGACAAAGTGAGATGACCACCTGGGAACACTTTATGACAAATTTCATTTCCCGAATCTCGCGCCCGACGATCTTTAACCAATCCTGATAACGCAGGGGAATCCCGAAGCATTGTGGCAATCCTATCCTTGCTAATCGCTTCAGCCATTACATCTGTTGGCTGCACCATCATAATGGGAGCCGGATCTTGGTGCATAAAATACCCAATCGTATTCAGCGCCGCTTCCGTCTTTCCCGTCTGTGCGCTGGCCATAATCACCACCTCTGGAACCGTGCCAATCGTGTCCAAAATCTCTCTTAAGTAAGGGACCCGCGCCGTTCGCCACTTTCCTGGCTCCGCCGAAGCCTCTGGGGAAAGATACCGGAACTCATCAGCCCAATTAGAGATTTTCAGTACCGGCGGGGGCGGCCAGACTGATTCAGATACCTTAATTAATAATTTCTTGGGATTCCCCAGATTCCACTTCAAATCCTTTACTTAATTCCCACAAAACCTCGTATATTGCCAATTTTAACCGACTTTCCACAGCGATCGGATCAGTTGTAATCGCTAATTCTGGTGCTAACTTGCTCGGAATAGCCAACAAACGCGCCCTAGAATTACCAATCAATCCACTCCACGCCCGCTCACACTCAGAAGCCTCTAATAATTCCCCTTGCCGGACAGCATTTTCAAGCTCAATCTTATCGGCTTGAGCAGATGTCAACCTTGTCTTTTCCGCAAAATAATTGTTTTTATCATTTTTCTGTTCTTTCTCTTCAATTTGCTTTCTTAAGTGAGCAATTATCGACTTAACAATATCCTTCATCTCATGACTATCAACAATAAACCCTCGATCGTGCCAATAATTAATCGTACTCGCTGGAATATCTGTATATTCTGCAATTTGCCGAAAACTAAGCATATTTTTTATCTCATTTCTCAACAACAGTATATAAAATTTCTGTCCCTAGTTAAAAAACGCGCCATTCGAAGGCGCGTTTTTTATATTGCAGAAAGTACCTTAACAAGCGAGATAAGGAATTTTAACAGATGTATCCCCCTGTTAACAGTATAAAATAACTATAGAAATTTTATCACACGAATATGCTAAAAATTATTCAAGACACGCTGCTTAAAAGTTTGCCGATTGATTCTAACTCAGATAATTTGCCTAGTGATTTTCAGACAATTTCAATTAAAGCAGGGACTAAAATCGACTGTAATTGGGTTAAGGCAGCAGAAAACAACCATTGGATATTTGAATTAAAAACGCCACAACTTGGACGATTTAATTGGTATGTGTTTCGTGGTCATGTCAAATTTGAACAAAGCGAGTCTGAAATCGTTTTAGGAGTGCCGAAATCTAGCGAAGGGATTATTGTAACTCGTCAGCAGGCTGAATCTGTTTATGGGCGTAAAATTACTGATAAGCAATTTTACGATCTGAACTCTTGTTTACGGCGATTTGAAATTAATACACTGCAACGGATCTGGCATTTTCTCAGCCAAACAGCCCATGAATCAGGAGGCTTAAAATGGATGAAAGAACTTGCCGATGGTAGTGCTTATGAAGGTCGCCGAGATTTGGGAAATATCTATCCCGGTGATGGACCGAAATATAAAGGCGCGGGTGTAATTCAGCTAACTGGGCGCAGTAACTACCAAAATTTTGCAAATTATATTCGCGATCCAAAAATTATGCAAGGAGTTGATTATGTTAGCATCGTTTATCCCTTCACCAGTGCTGGATTTTGGTGGAAAAACAATAATATGAATGCTCTTTGCGATCGGGATGCAAGCGTACAGGAAGTGACATTAATAGTAAACGGCGGACGCAACGGGCTAAAAGACCGTCAACGTTATTACGCCAAAGCTCGTCAAATTATCAAGCAAATCCTAGTCTAGCCCGAAAGCTAGGAGATAGTTGTTCTAAGAAGCTAGGAGATAGTCGTTCTAAGGCTTTCTTCAGGCTTGAGGAGTTTTCCTCGCTATCTTCCCCAGTATTAACCCGCCGCCATTCAATCAAATCTTTGGGGCGGCTTTTTAGTCGGACTTGTGGCTCACCGTATCGATCGCGCGGTAGAAATTGAGGTTCTATGTCTTCTAATAAGTCGCCGCGATGCTTATTGTACCAATCTAAAAATCCTTCTGGAAAATTGCGAAAAACATCGCCCGGCGCGGAATTTTCCTCTTTTAAAGATAATTGATACAAAAATACCCCATATCTTGATCGTATCGATTGAGAAGTGTTTTCTATGTGTGATAACGCGTTTTCAATTTGCGATCGAGAACTGTTAGCGATCGCTTCTTTGATTCTTTTGTCAAAATAAATGCCTAGTCGCTTAATCCGATTAAGAATGGCCTCCGGAATTTGATCATCATCACCACCGTCCTTGGTTTGGGGGGTATGTTTTGTCTGAATAGTCTGAGAAGATTCAGACTCTTTATCTGGCAAGGGTTTCGGGTCGTCTTTTTTTCCGTCTTGATAATGAATTATCGGAACCGATAATTCATTATCATTTTTGATAATCGGTTCTCCACTTTGATAATCGGTATCAGAATTGATACTCTGGCTACGCTCATTCAAAGTAATAATCAAGGTTCCGGTTTCAATATTAATTTGCCCTTTTTGCTTTAGCTTAGCCAAAGCTTTATAAACCGAAACGGTGGGAAGTTCCCAACGAGCGGCAAAATCTTCTACAATAAACTTAATTGGTTTGTCTCCAAACGGATTCTCTACTTTCAGTCCCAAAAGGACATAAGCCAGGTTGTTGATCAACCCGGCTTGTTTCATTTCCTTAAGTTGATCTGCCTGGAGTGCGTAGAATTTGCCTTGAATCTTTGAGTGTGTCATAATATTTTTGAGTGGGTGAAGTATTTATTATTCTCCTTAAGCTAAGGAAACCGCTAAAAATGTTTTTAGCGGTTATTTTTTTTACTTAAGCAATCCTTCAGCTTCCCGGGAAATCGGCCGAACCTTAACCTCTGATTGCGGCTTAAAAGTGATTAACCGTTCGTATTGGTTTCGCCCTGATTCATCCTTGCCAGTGCAACGACTAAAATAAATTGTTGCGCCGTAGGAATTTTCAGGGGAACGACGCACAAAACGATTACCTCCCCACAGAACAGTTGCGACCCCGTAGTTATCCACTTTCTCGATCGCCGCTCCGATTTCTTCCCAATTAAATGAGTGAAAATCTTCTAAAAAAGCTTGGTAATTGGGAGCGCTTCGGGTACTCATACCTGATTCTAAAGCGACGGCAATTCGCTCTAAATGCCGCTCGATTGAGTTAAATAAATCAATCAATTCTTGATTCATAGTTTTTTAATCTCCCCAGTGATTAAATCTTGAGAAAAAGTGTATCGTTCATCCAAATCATTGAGATTGAAAGCCTCTACCAATACCCTTTGCACACGGGGATAGTAACGGGTTATAAACTCTATTTCTGGTCTATTGTAGAAATAGATGTTTCTGATTTCTCGTTCACAAAGGTACAGGGACAAATCATCGACTGTGTAGTGCATAATTAATCTCCTTCTGGGTGCATATGGGGAAAGTGAATACGGCTGTGCTTTTCAGATGCCTCTTTTAAGTTTTGATACCAAGAATCTAGGTTAATGCCATTAGAAGTAATTCCCTCCCAATCTTCTCGGTAGTGTTTAAGCAGGTAATCGGCAACTTCCCAGTCGATGGAAACCCAGAAATAATCTAAGTTTGAGTAATCTTCTGCCATTATTTTTCTCCTCGGTAAATTCGCTTGTTTAGGTCAAAGTACAGGTGATTAATTTTTAGATTGCGTGGGGATTCCACGGTTAAAGTGTAGCCGTCGGGTAGTCGCTTAATTCCCTTAACTATGAAAGTTCTGGAATTTTCATAGCGATCAAGTCGAATTATGTCCCCGACTTTAATCTCAGAAATATGCACGTCATAGTATGGGCGATGTTTCATAGTTCCCCCTGGGATTGCAATTCAGCAAGCTGTAAGAGTTGCTCTTGAAAATCTGTCAAAAAACCGCAAGCATTGGAACCGACGCTCACAACTAAACCTTTAATCGTGTCGCCATCCACTTGACTGGGCAACTGATCGCCTTTTAACCACAGTTCTTCAAGTCGAACCTGCAAGCCTACGGCAAATTGTCTTTGTTCTGGTGGCAGAACGATTTCTTTTAGATCAAAGTGCCGTTCAATAATTTCTTTGCCAGTTATGTCCCGGCAAGTGCAAGTAAATTCCCCGATGTGAAAAACTACAAACCAGCCCTTTTTCCCTTTGATCGTGACGACCTGACCCACTCGATAGGGATTGGAAACGGACTCTCGGTTCAAAAATTCCTTGACTGTTTCCTTTACGAGTTTCTCGGTGGGAATCTTGCCAGTGGCTTTATCTACGGCAAGCTTCCACACCGTTGCCCGATCGCTTGGATCAAGAGCAACTAATGGACGAACCTGAGTTTCAGCAGTGGGTAGTGTGCCAGTTGGTGTGACACTAAGGGTACGATTAGTACCCTGTACCCCATAGTTTTGAATTAAATTATCTACAACCTCAGCGGCCGCTATTTGTTTGTTGGCATAATTTCGCTTAAAGCCAAAACGGTCAGCGATGTAATCTTCCCAGTTATGCCAACGATCGCGGTAAAGACGAGAATCCCGAAGCTCGGCCAGTGCTTTACCAGCCTCGTAAAAGCTGCGCTCTACCTTCCGTTCTAAATGTTGACGACGTTGCATTTCGTCGTAAGTAAGGCTTTCAATTCCCGATCCAACGCTTTGCTGGCCCGCTTCGACCAATACTGCCCCGGGTATTTCGTCTGAATTGATTGGCTCATCACCATCAAGACTAATTTCCTGGAAATCAATATCAATTCCATCTGAAACATAAGCATTTCCACTGTTTAGCTCCCAGTAATCACCATTTTGAATAATTTCACCTTTTAAAGCCATTTGCTTTAAAATGGCTTTAGTTTGAATTGAATCGCAATCTAGCTCTATCGCTATCTCGATAGCTTCAAGTTTCTGATCTGCTAAGAGATTTAATATCTGTTGTGGCTTGGGAACCCTGACTACAACAGGACGGTAATGGTAGGGCATATCGGGAACGGGTTCGATCGCTCGTTTCCGAATTAAAATATTTAATTGCGTTCGAAGCTCGGAAAGCTTTAAGCCAGTGGCCACTGCTAGGGCAGTCTCTCCTATGCCATCTTCTGGAATACAATCAAGAATCGCTGTCATTTTGACCTCTTTTTAGGTGTCTCCTACGTTTTGCTTGCAAAACTTCAAAGTTTTCAAAAGTTGCTTGGGTTTTTTGAAGCCATTCAGTTTGATATTTTTTGGTGCATTTTTCCTCCGATGTTTTTTGAGGTTCCTGTTTTTGTTCTGTACACCGAACAAAAACGCAATCATCAAAGTTTTGCTTAATAGTTAAGTAAGTTGTTTTCAGGGTTAAACAGGTTTGTTTAGTGCGGCCAGCAATTGGCTTAATTGCAATTACTGACCACCAACGCTGACAGAAATAAATCAAATCATCAACCATTAAGTCAGTGATTTTTTTATATTCCATCCTCTTTTAACCAATAAAAAACATCGGTCGCTTGCTGATCAGCTGTCACCAGTTGATCTTTTATGTAAGGAAGCATCAGCTTGCGAACGGTGTTCTGACCAACCTGAAAAACTTTCGCAAGTTCACTGGCAGAAATTTTGCGATGACAATGATCTGCTAAATAGTCCATGATTGCGGACTCTAATTTAGCTTGCCTTAACATCGTGCTGGCGGATCGATTA